AACCTTGATAACTACTACGACGAAGATGATGAAGATGACGAATACTACGATCCAAACGAACGTATTGATTAAACATTTAAAAATTAAAGACATATGAAAAAGCAGACAGAAAAAAGAAGTAAAGTAGTTATTTACAAAGTGAATGCAGATGGGCACAGCAGATTGCAAGCTGGATGTGTAAAATGGTTTAGGTATCAGTATAGTGAATATAAAGATTTACTATTTGCAATACCAAATGGACTACCGATTTTTGACAAAGAACTACGAGTAAAAATTTACAATCGTTTAAATAAAGAAGGTTTGAAAGCAGGTGTACCAGACTTATTTTTAGCAGTACCAAAGGGCATTTATCATGGTGCGTTCATAGAGATTAAGTATGGGGATGATAGATTACGCAAAAATCAGTTCGATATGATACAATTATTAACTGCACAAAATTACAAATGTTTAGTAGTTAATAGTTTAGATGAGTTTATAAAAGGAGTAGATGAGTATTTAATTATAAAATAAAAAAATTATGGAAACGCAGGAAAAATATGTTTGTGAAATTGAATTTAAAAAAGATTTTGAGCAACTAAAAAGCGAGTTTGAACGACATAATCTAGATTTGAACGAAGATTATAAAAAAATCATGTATGCTATATTAAAAGAGATTGTAAAAAGTAGAAAAGTTAGATTAAAATTAAACTCTACTAAAACTCCATTTATACCTCAAATTCAGCTTTCTATCGAAGATATTTTAAGATTAGCTGAACTAGATAATACTAAAGAAAATGAAAAATTAGTTAGAAAAGCTTTATTTGCTTTAAGTGTTTATAATTACGAATTTATATATGATACTATTAAACTCGACGATGGAAGCTACAAAGAGTTAAATTATTATATAGCTTATACATGTGTAATTTTTTACATTGAAAAAATATATGACAACTATAACAATGTAAAATATTACGAAATAGAACCTTCAGCGTATGTTTTAGAGCTGTTTAAAGAGTATTTTGTAGTGTATCAAAATCATTAAAAACATTGATATAAATCAATCGCAATATTGACAAAAAACAATTAAAAACTGCTAAAAATTAGTATGTTTTAAGCAAAAATTTAGTTTAATTTTATAAAAAATTTAGTAATAATTTTTATAAATTTTAAAGGGGAGTAAAAACTCCCCTTTTTTTTATATCTAAATTTATTACCGCACCTTTTTGAAAAAACAACTTATTAATAATCAAATAGTTACATTTTTCTTTATTTTTTTGTCATTAAAATTTGGCATTTATTACCCCTATTTTTTGTCAATAAAATTCTTATGTCCTATTTATTCTATTTCAAAAATTTTTGCTAATTTTGGATAAAAATCAAATAAATCAAATATATAAAAAAATGGGCTATAGATATACAAAAGAAAAAATTTTAAAAGATAGTTTAAAAATTATTAAAGATAAAAAGCCAAGTGATATTGAAAAATTGATTTTTTTATTACGTTGTTCATCGCAGACATTTTATAGGTATATACGACCTGGTAGTAAGGAAATGTTGGAGATATTAGCAGAAATAGAATATCAAAACGCAGTTATCACTACTAAAGCGCAAGATTTATTATTAAAAATGGAAAATAATCCAACTGCTCTAATAGCTACTATAAGAATGCGTGGTACTGATAAAGATAGAATGGCGCTCAGCCAAAATATCAACGTAAATGCTAATACTACAATTAATTACGAAGACGTTAAGAAGTTAGAAGTAAATATAAACAAATTGAGTATTGAAGAGCAACGAACCTTAAATGCTTTATTAGATAAAATTAGAGATGAATAAACAAAGCAAATTAGATAAAGAGTTAGAGATAGCAGCTAAAAGGAGCTTGCTCAAAAACAGCTATTACGATTTTTTCAAATTATTTTGGAGCACTCTAAATCACGAAAAACTCGTCGATAACTGGCACGTAAAGTATTTGTGCGATGAACTACAAAGCGTTGCAGAACGTGTTTTTAAACGAGAAAAAAAGGAGCACGACATAATTATTAACATACCACCCTCAATGTCAAAAACCTCTATTGTAAACATTTTTTTTCCGTTATGGTGTTGGATAAATGATTATTCATTACAATTCATTAGCGTGAGCTACAGCTATCAATTATCTATAAATATAAGCGAGCGTTGTAGAGATGTTATGCGAAGCGACTTATTTAAAAAATATTTTTTTGATGTTAAAATAAAAGAAGACAGCGACACTAAACAGCTATTTAGAGTTGTCAAAGACAATCAAGTAGGTGGCTTCAGATATGCCACGTCGGTGGGTGGCACTATAAGTGGTATACACGGACATTTTATTTTGTTAGACGATCCTGTAAACGCAGTAGACTCCTTGTCTGATACTATGATTAGAAATACAAACGACTGGTTAGACAATGTAATTTTTAGTAGAAAGGTGGACAACGATGTAAGCGTTGTTATACTTGTTATGCAGCGTTTACACGAAAATGACCCTACAGGATATTTGTTAGAAAAGAATAAAAATATAAAGCATATATGTTTACCAGCTATAGAAAGTGATAAAGTACAGCCAGCTGAATTAAAAAAATATTATGTTGATGGTTTGTTAGACCCAAAAAGACTTTCAAAAGAAGTATTAGAACAAAAGCGAATAGAAATGGGAGATTATGCTTTCAGTATGCAATATTTACAGGAGATAGTTCCAAAAGGTGGTGCTTTTTTTGATGTTAATAAATTATTTGTAGTTAATAACATAGAAGCTGAAATAGATAAAATTGTCAGATATTGGGACAAAGCAGGTACACACGAAGCAGGTTGTTATACTGTAGGTGTAAAAATGGCTAAAACGCCCGATAATAAGTTTTATATATTAGATGTTGTGCGTGGGCAATGGGAGGCAAGCGAAAGAGAAAGAATTATAAAGCAAGTGGCTATAGGCGATGGTTCTGATGTTATAATTTACATAGAGCAAGAACCTGGCAGTGGTGGCAAGGAGAGTGCTGAAAACACGATTAGGAATTTAGCTGGCTTTCGTTGTATAGCCGATAGACCCACAGGTGATAAAATAAAGCGTGCTGATGTTTTAGCTGTGCAATTAAATGCTGGCAACGTATACATATTAAGAGGAAGCTGGAATGCTGATTATAAAAGGGAATTAGAATATTTCCCGTTTGGTAAATATAAAGACCAAGTTGATGCAAGTTCAGGTGCTTTTAATATGTTAGCTAAAGGTAATAAAGCGAAAGTATTAAATTATTAGTTATGTTAAAAAAATTATATAAATTAGCAAAAAATTAAGATGTATGAAAAAACAAGATATATTACAAAGTTACGAGAAACTAAATAAACGAATAACAGCGTTGCAAGAAGATTTATCACGACTTGATTTTGCAAACCTATTTTTGCAGTATGGAGGCGATAGAGATATTTATAAATCTTTAGGTTACAATTTGGCACCAAGTTTTCAAGATTTTTACGCAAGGTATAAACAGCAAGATATTGCAAAAGCAATTATTGATAAGTTATGCAATTACACGTGGCGTGGTGATGTAAGTGTCTATAATGTTAGTGAGGAAGACAATGAGCAAAATTCTTTGTATAAAACGTGGAATAAATTAAATAAAACATTACGATTACAAAAGAAGTTATTGCAGTTGGATAAATTGTCAATGATAGGCGAATATGCGTGTCTGCTATTAGGTTTTAACGATGTAAAAAGTAATGAAGATTTCAAAAAAGCTGTTAATAAAAATAGTAAATTGCTTTACGTTACACCACTCTCGCAAGCTAATTGCGAAATAAGTATATATGAGAATAACAGCAATAATGAGCGTTATGGTTTACCTTTATTTTATAATGTTAAGATAACTAACAATAACACTACTATAACTTTGCAAGTTCATTACACACGCATTATACACGTTGTCTATGACGCATTAGATGATGAATTGAGAGGTGTACCATTTTTGCTACCTATCTATCATAGATTAGAGGATTTGGACAAAATAGTTGGAGCTTCTGCTGAAATGTTCTGGCGTGGAGCACGTCCTGGCTACCATGTTAATATTAGCAACGAAGCTTATGCAGACGATAACGAAATTGCAAATAAATTAGAGCAAAGCTTAACAAAGTTTGAGCATAACTTAAGAAGGTTTATAGCTACACAGTATGTTGACAAGATAGAAAGTTTACAACAGCAAATAGCAGATCCGAGTAATTTTGCAGATGTACAATTCCAAATAATTAGTGCTATAACTGGCATACCAAAAAGAATTTTATTTGGAAGTGAACGTGGAGAGCTTGCAAGCTCGCAAGATAAAGAATCTTTTAATGAAGTTATCTGGGCACGACGAAAAGCTTTTGCAGAACCAGAAATTTTGAATAAGTTAATGCAACGTTTAATAGAAGTAGGCACGATAAAACAAAGTGATTACACGATAGAGTGGCAGAGTGTATATGATGAAGATATAAATCAAAGAACCGAACGTGCATTGAAATTAGCACAAGCGATAAATACATTTACTGCGAACCCCTACAACGAAGAATTTATGCCGAAAGAAACCTTTATGCGAATTGTACTGGGCTTCACTGACACACAAATTGAGGAGATTACTAATGATTTACAAAATATTAACAATGTTATTTTTAGCAAAGAAAAAGATTTAGAAAATGAGTAATATAATTGTAAATGGTTTTAAAACGCATATAAAAAATCCGCAAGACCCAGCGAACATCTTGCGTTTGCAATTAAAATATGAACGAGCTTTGCTAAAAAAATTTACTGATATAGAAAAAATAATAAAGTATGCAATAGTAGATAGAGATGTTTTTGGACTAAATGAACAATTTGCTATTATGCAACTTACACCACCACCGCAGAGGGCTTTTAGCTTTGATACTAATACTAAAAAGATACAAGCGTTTATAGAGTGGCTAAATAGTTTGATAAATGAAGACTTATTGAGGTTAGGCACAATGGCAGATATAGGTAATGTTAATGAATTTTGGGGCAATGTTTACATTTTTGAAAGTTATCAACGTGGTGTGCAAGATATTAGATTTGATTTAAAACAGCAGGGTATATATGATTTTATGGACATTGACGCAGTAATGCATGCACCTGTACATTTGAATAGAGTTGCACAGATGTTTTTACGTAACTATGAGAATTTAAAAGGCATAACTTCTGATATGGGCAAACAACTATCTACTGCTTTAAGTGAAGGCTTTATAAACGGTTTGTGGCCTCGTGATATAGCTAAAAATTTGGTAGAGTTAATAGAGAAGGGCAAAATGTCCGATATTGCTATAAAAGATAAGATTGGTAGAACTATTAGCACAAAAAATAGAGCAAGTTTATTAGCACGAACAGAATGTATTGCAGCACACGTAAATGGGGCAGTAGAAGAGTGTTTACGTATGGGCTATGAAAAAGGACAAATATTTGCAGAATATATCGCAGGTTATGATGATAGAGTGTGTGATGAGTGTGCAAGATTGCATATGGAAGTATTTACATTAGAAGAAATAAGAAATATGATACCTATGCACCCACAATGTAGATGTACGTTTGTGCCGATTGTAAAGTAATTTTAAAAACATAAAAATATGGAAAACGAAGAAATTAAAGAAAAGCAGGAGAAATTAGATAAAGCAGCTAATG